CAATGACTTAGCTTTAAAGAGGTGAGCTTCGTCTCCTACTACCACATCAAATTTAGAAAAGAAATCCTTTCGTAATTTATAAATGGATTGCCATGTAGTAATAACAATTGGTTTATCGGTATTCTTATCTTTACCTGCCATCACCTTATGACAATATTTTTTAGAGTTAAAACCGTATGATTCGAAGTCAGAATACATTTGATGAACGAGTGTTGTGGTAGGTACGATGATAAGTGTTGGCTTAAGATGCCAACGCATGATCATGTATATAATAAACGATTTGCCAGAGGCAGTGGGAGAAATGAATAGACCACGATTATAACGTATAGCATCCACGAAAGCTTCGATCTGATAGTCTCGAGGTTCAAGCGTAAACTTTTGGTCAGCGAGGAATTGTTTAGCCTCGACGACAGAGAATTGATTAGCTGAATTATCGTATTCATATGTGACGTCATAGCCTCGCTCCTTCGCGAAAATCTCGACGTAGTTATTTAGGCCAGAGTACATTGTTTGAGCTTTGGTATTATAGAGACGAATGTTACCATCCCAAACTTTATGTCTATAAGCAGGCATAAATTGATAACCAGGCACTTTAAACGTAAAGTAGTCTGAGAGCTCTTGTGCAACTCCCATATCGTCAATCAAAAACTGATTAAAGACTTCGTTTACTTTACGTACTCTTATCACGCACCGACCTTGAATCTCTCCCAATCAATAGCAGACTTAATATGAAAGCCACGATTGGAGATTGTTTTAATTATATCAGTAAGTAGATTTACTTTCTCGGCCTGATAGGCTAGTTTAAGGGTATGGTTAATGACATCAGAATCACTATCAACATAATTTCCAACATCAGCTTTGAGGATTCTTCCTTTTGCAGGAAGCTGCCAACCTTTGTCAATTTGTTCTTGAGTAGGTCCATCTCCATAAAACTCCTGTTTTTCAAGTTTTAATTGCTTAAGTTCCATCTCAAGCTTTTTATGTAAGAGTCTCTCCTGACTCAGGATTTTATAATATTTTTGGTGAAGTTTGGCGAGTTCAAGTGCCGCATTACCAAGTTCAGTTTGATCAATGGAGGCATCATCACTCCACAAATCGAATATTTCATCTAATGTCATAATGCACTTTTATGGACTTTAAAGTGTTATTCTACCACACTTTTATACACTTGTAAATGAATATTTTAAGAACTTAAATTGAACGGTGGCTTCAATATATTCAACAGCAGAATCCCGCGAATCCCACCTTAGATCTGATAAACTAACCGGAAACATATCTTCAATATCAATTCTAACGATAGGTTGCATATTACTAGAAAGAACCATAATATATGCATCAGATTCAATACCTTCACCAGATTCCGGCTTATTATTCGCTAATGTTTTATATTGTTGGAATTCATCAGGAAAACCAACTCCTTTCAGCCAATTATATATTTCAATATAGTTGCCCATATCTTCATTTACTTTAAATTCAGCAGACAATTCACCAAACGTAAGATGATCACCATAAACAGGAATCGTTTTAAATGGTGTAGCACGTTCAGTATAACCGAGTGTACTACCAGGCAATGTAACAGATTGACAGAAGTGATTAAACTCTGGTAATTTTTTAATGTGGAAACTAAAGCCAAGTGGCGATAGCATATTCTTGTTAAATTCAGCCATACAAGATCATGTCCATGAATAGATTATACAGAGTTATTTATACATTGTACACAGGCAAAAAAAGAGGGAGCCGAAGCTCCCTCAAACCCTGCGGTGGTTTTTTTATTATAGCAGGTTAGCAACAGTAGACTTACGATAGTAAGCGTTAGACTGTGCGTTGAGTGCACCAGTTCGGTCAACAGCAGGAGTACCCTGTACTGAAGTAGCGAAGGGGTTAGCAACCATACCGTATCGAGTCTTGAAGCCGATCAGAGGCTGGAATGTGTTCTGATCAACTGCACGAACCATTTGCAGAGGAACATATGGGCAGTAGAAGATACCAGCGTCGAATGCGCCAGAACCCTTATAGCCGATGTTCATGTAGTTAGTAGTTGCATAAGGATCGATGTATACGCGATAACGACCATTCAATACACCAGCGAATGTGTTACCTGTATCGTCGATTGCGAGGCTGTTGCTATTAAGAGCAGGTGTGTAGTCAAGGACACCAGCCATCTGAAGAGCTGACGCTACGTCAGAAGAACAGATGATGATGTTTGCCTTACCACGACGAGTGTCTTTAGCAACTTTGTTAGCTTCACGCTCAATGTGGAACATGAGGCCCTTGAACTTTTCAACTGACCAACGACCAGAAGCGTCAACGTCGAGGTCAAAAGTTCCGTTAGTAGTTACTGTACCTTGTGAACCAACAACAGCTGAGTTGTTTACAGTACGGATAACTTCTCGGTTGATTTCAGCGAGGATCTCAGCAGCAAGGATGTTGCTAAGTTCTGACTCAGCGTCAAGACCATGAACTGCTTTCAAGTCTTGAGCGAGTTCCAATGAGTACTCAGCTTTCAAAGCACGGCTTCCAGCGGTTACCGTTACTTTATCAATTGAGAAACCCATCTGACCGAATGTTGTGTTTGCATCAGCATCTGTACCCAAAGCTTCTGCATCAGCAGTTGTAATTGGGAAACCGGGTGCACCTTCTGAGTTTGCACCAGCTGCAGGAGCATCGGCACCAGAGAAGTTTGTATCGGCTTCGTCGTACATAGCTTCTGTCCAACCAGTCTGATCAGTAGGATCGGGAGCAGCGTACATAGATCGCATTGCGAAGATGAGACCAGTAGGACCAGTCATAGGCTGTACACCACAAACGTCGTATGCCATCAAGTTAGGCAGTGTGCGACGAACGAGGCTGATAAGGATAGGATCAAAACCTTGAATAGCATTAACAGCTGTTTGGCCTGAACCCATGCCACCAAAAGTGTTCATGGTAGGTGTTTCGGTCAAAGATTGAGACATACCTTGACTAGCTGATTCACGAAGCGCACGCTCAGTGTTTTCAAGTACCATAGCGGTAACTTGACGACGGTGAGGATCAGCGATTTCCGGAAGATCAGGATGTGAGATCACTGGTGCCCACTTAGTTTGAATTTGTTCATTTAAATTCATTGTAGTTTAACTCCTGTTGAATTTGGGATTTACTTGGTTTATTTATAAAAAAGTTATTTTCTAATGGTCCGTGCGATGCTTTCCATATAAGGGCGCATATCCGGATGGATAGCAGCCTCATCTTCGACATCGTCATTAGAACCCACAGAAACTTCTTCATTAATTAGACCAGTAGATCCTTCGTTTTCTTTTTTAGACTCAGTGAAATACTGTTCCTTAATGATCTTGAGTTTTTCTGCATATTCCTCAGTAGTAGAATATTCTACTCCTTCGGCCAGTGCACGAAGTTTTTCAACCTGCGTATCGACCAAACCTTCAGTTACATCTTCGAAGGCGGCTTTTGCAGAAGCTTCGCTAATTACCTTAGTGAGCTCAACATTTTTTGCTTCAGCAACTTCTAAGGATTCTTCGAGCTCGTCGAGTCGCTCTTCGAGTTCAGCAACGAGATCAATCTTTTCTTCGGGAACTTCAACGTAATTCTCGGCGAAAAGAGTCTTAAGTCCATCGATGAACGACTCAGTAGCTTGTACTCGGAAATTGTTTTCGATGGCGACGGCATTTTCTTCCATCCACTTTTCAACAACATAATCCATATACTTTTCTACTTGGCCATGAAGCTCTTCAATAGACTCAGTAACTTGTTCTTCCAACTTGGCTTCATTCTCTTCTTCAATGCGAACCATTTCGAGTTGAACTCGATTATTAACGGCAGCTTCAAAGATAGTAGTAGCGCGAGTACGGAAATCTTCTGAAAGATCTTCTTGATCACCGAAGAGGTCTTCAAGATCTTCTTTCATTGCCTTGGCAGGCACAGCAACACGAGGCGAAGGAGTGCCAGCGCCGCTGTTTGAAACTGATGACGCATTCTTGCCAGAAGTATCAGGTACGGAATCAGCTTCCTTACCAACTTGGGCTAGAGTTTTGTCAAGAAAAGCAGAAAGATCCTGCTTTGTCATGCCAGCTACTTTAGACATCAAATCGCCAAGCATTTGAGTCTTAGTGGCAGAAACTTTGAGAGTAGCTTGACCAGCAGATGCTTCTTCAAGAGATTCCTCTTGCTCAACAACATCTACTGTCTCTTCTACTTCGTAATTCATTTCTTCAGACATTAGATATATCTCCCTAGGTATTTTAATCTAGTAATTACTATTTATACAATTTAGACTTTTGAAATCTCATTGATGAAACGTTCGAACATTTGTAGCTTTTTCTGTTCATTTAGTTTCTTGTTACGTGCAGCTTTTTCAACCTGACGTTCCATTTCTTCTACTTGCATAGCCACTAACTTGTCTTGATTCCACACCCATTCCACACCTTCCATGATGCCATTTACAAATGCATCTGGTGCCGATGGATCAGCAACGATGTCAGCTGCAGTTGCCAA